TGAAGTAATTGATAGAAATGAATTCATAGCAGAAATCTTTGTGAAACCTGCTAGAAGCATTAACTTCATTACTTTACAATTCATAGCAACTAGGACCGGCGTTTCGTTTGACGAAGTGGCTGGCGGCTAAGTTTAGAAATAGGAGAAAAATAAAATGGCAAACATTAATGACTTCAAAGCTAAACTTGCAGGCGGTGGCGCAAGAGCCAATCAGTTTAAGGTAACAATGCCTTTTCCTGGTTACGCACAAGTTGGTGGAGAAATAGAAGAGTTAGCATTCTTATGTAAGATTACTCAATTACCGGCAATGACGGTAGGGTTTATTACTGTTCCTTTTAGAGGAAGACAAATTAAGATTGCTGGCGATAGAACATTCGCTGATTGGACAATTACGGTTATCAACGATACAAATTTCAAATTAAGAAACGCATTTGAAAGATGGTCTAATGGTATTAACAACATGACAGACGGTGAAGGATTAACAAATCCTGCTGACTATCAAGTTGACGCATTTGTTGACCAGTTGGATAGAAACGGAGCAACGCTTAAGTCATACACTTTACGAGGTGCATACCCGACTGAAATCGCTGCTATTGAATTGGACTACGGTAATAATGACACCATTGAAGAATTCCAGGTGACATTTAATTACCAATACTTTGAAAGTAACACTACTACATAGTATATAAATACCTTGTAGTAACACAAAGTAAGTAATATTATGGCGGAATTATTTGGATTTTCTATCACTCGTCAAAAGAAAACGGCGGATCCAAAACAAAGCTTTACACAGCCTCAAGCGGATGATGGTACACAAACCATCGCCGCTGGGGGTTATTTTGGCCAGTACCTTGACATGGAAGGTACTGCTAAAACCGAGCAAGACTTAATCCGAAGATATAGAGAAATAGCGTTACACCCCGAATGTGACATGGCAATAGAGGATATTGTTAATGAAGCAATCGTGGCTAACGAACTTAAAGACGCTATTAAACTACGATTGGACCAAGTTACATTTGGTAATGAAGTTAAAAGGAAGATAGAAGACGAATTTAAAGAAGTATTAAGGTTGATGAACTTTAATACAAAAGGACACGACATCTTTAGAAGATGGTATGTTGACGGAAGAATGTATTACCATAAAGTGATTGACAGAGAATCACCAAGAAAGGGTATTACAGAGTTAAGATACATTGACCCACGAAAAATTAAGAAAGTTAGAGAAGTAAGAAAGAAGAGACCTGACGGTCCTACTCCTCACGGTTTAACAATTGTTGATGAGTTTGAAGAGTATTACTTGTTTAATGAAAAAGGTGTTGCAGGAACAACATCTGGTGGTATCAAGATAGCACCAGACACAATCGCATTTGTGCCATCTGGTATGGTTGACCAAAACAAAAATATGATTTTGTCATATTTACATAAGGCAATTAAACCAGTTAATCAATTAAGAATGATTGAAGACGCTACTGTAATTTACAGAATCGCAAGAGCGCCTGAAAGAAGAATATTTAAGATTGATGTAGGTAATTTACCGAAAGTTAAAGCTGAAGCATACTTACGAGATGTTATGGCAAGATATAGAAACAAACTTGTTTATGACGCAAGTACAGGTGAAATCAGAGATGATAGAAACTATATGTCTATGTTAGAAGACTTTTGGTTACCAAGTAGAGAAGGTGGTAGAGGTACAGATATTACTACACTACCAGGCGGACAAAATCTTGGAGAGATTTCTGATATCGAATACTTTAGAAGTAAACTTTATAGAAGTTTAAATGTTCCTGCTAGTAGATTAGAAGCAAGTCAAGGGTTTAACCTTGGTCGTTCTACTGAGATTACTAGAGATGAACTTAAATTTACAAAGTTTGTTCAAAGGTTGAGAAAGAAATTTACTGAGTTATTTAACGACATATTAAAGACTCAGTTAATATTAAAAGCTGTTATCACAGAGGAAGATTGGCATACATTACGAGACCACATACAATATAACTTTTTGCAAGATGGACACTTTGCTGAACTTAAAGAAAGCGAAATGCTTTTAGAAAGAATAAGAGTAGCAAACGAAGTGAGAGATTATGTTGGTAAGTATTATTCAGTTGAGTATGTTAGAAAACATATTCTTAAACAAACTGATAGAGATATGGAAGACATTGATAACCAAATCAAACAAGAAATTGATGACGGCATAATATCAGCACCTACGGAAGATATTCCAGGTGGTGGTGGAAACTTATAGGAGATAAAAAATGAGTGAACATGTAAGTAAATTTGTTGACGACCTATCAAAAGGTAATAACGCAGAAGCTGGTGAAGCATTTAAAGACGCATTACGAGCTAAGGTTGCAGACGGTTTAGATAAACATAGAATTGATGTTGCAAGTAAAATCTTTTCAGATGTTGAAGCACAACCATTTAGTGACCCAAAACCAGCAGTAACAGACCCCTCACCGGAAACGGAAACTATGATGGGAACTGACGGTAATGAAATTGCTTTAGAACCAGAGGCACCGGCAAATGATGAAACTCAATCAACTACTTAAACCAAATGTAGTTGACACAGAAACTTTTAGTCAATTACCACCTAAACACAGAGAGGTGGTAAATGACTTCTTTAGTCAAGTAGATTATGATAATGTTGATGTTGTAAAAGAGGTTGAGTCAACTGTAGATAAGGTTGCTCTTAAACATAATGTACAAACAAATGTTGTCTATGATTACATGGACAAGGAATTAGGAGAAAAATAAAATGGCGACATTTAAAATATTGGGAGATGTAGTAAATGACCCTAGCGCTAATAACATAGGTTCAGCAACAGCAGTAAGAGTAGTTGCAACTGGTGGTACTGTTACAGGTACAGTCAATCTTGCAGACAACACAAAGATTGGTGAATTCTATTTACATGCAGCTGGTGATGAAATTACTATCATCAAAGACCCGACAGACAAAATTACATCAGCTACTAGTCATGCACATGCTGTATCAGTAGGTGGTTAATGACAATAGTATCTACTCAATTAGTTGATGATGGTTTTAAAGTAATCAATAAGGTTACTGGTGCTCGTAATGAAAACGAGAAGTTAATAGAGTTAGATAACTTAAAAGGTTCTACAAACGAATCTGAGTTGTCAATTGCAAATGCATATTATGAAGTAGAAGGCACAGGCACGGTAACATTGCAATTTGATGATAAAAGTTTAACAATGACAGGTATAGACAACTACGGTCTAAAACCTGTAGAAGAAAAAATAAAAGGAACAGGCGACATTCAAGTAACAACAGACGGTTCAGTAGATAAGTTTAGTTTATTATTAGAGTGTCATAAAGAAAAAGGATTTAGTAATGGCTGATTTAGTTACAACACAAACAATTACTGATACAACTGGTGTTAAGTTTGTTTCTAAACTTACAAATTTTTCAGATGGTACAGGAGAGTCTTTAGTTAAAAAGATTGACGCTTCTGAGGTTACATTTATGTCCGAAGATGGTAATAGAAAGATTGCAAAGATATGGTATTCAATCAATACGGCAAACCCTAAGTCTGCTGTAGAGATTATATGGGACGGTGATACTAACGCAACTGCTCTTTTACTAAGTGGGAATGGATATTGGGACCTAAGAACTGCTGGTGACGAGATAGTAAATAACGCTACAACACCAACTGGAGATGTACTATTATCAACGAAAAACTTTGCTACTGGTGACAATTACACTATTATTGTAGAGTTTAGGTAATAAATTGTATAAATAGTAATACGAGAACAGAGAGAGAACATGAAATTAATATCGGAAGAAATTCAAGACGCTGAATATTTGGTCGAAGAAACCAATGGAAAAAAGGCGTATAAAATTCGTGGTGTTTTTTTACAATCAGATATCAAAAACAGAAACGGTAGAATTTACGAGAACTCTATCCTTTCAAATGAGGTAAAAAGATATACAACAGAATTCATTGATAAGAAACGAGCCTTTGGTGAGTTAGGACATCCTGACGGACCAACAGTTAACTTAGAGAGAGTATCACACATGATTACATCTCTAAAATCTGAAGGCAAAAACTTTATCGGTGAGGCAAAAATCATGGACACTCCATACGGTAAGATTGTAAAAGGTCTTATAGATGAAGGCGCTCAATTGGGAGTATCTTCAAGAGGTATGGGTTCTCTGGTTCAAAAGAACGGTGGTAACTATGTGGGAAAAGATTTCTACTTGGCTACAGCCGCTGACATTGTAGCAGACCCCTCTGCTCCAGACGCTTTCGTTGAAGGTATTATGGAGAATAAAGAGTGGATTTGGGACAATGGTGAAATAAAAGCAAAGGATATTGAAGAGTATAAAAGATATATCGAGAAGGCAAAATCTATTCAATTAGCAGAAGCTAAAGCGAATGTTTTTGCAAATTTTCTTGAAAAACTTTAATATTATAAATATCTATTAATAAGAGAAAAATAACTAGTTATTTTTAAAAAGGAGATTTCTCAAATGGCCGATACAGAAAACAAGTTAGAGGCGTTAGAGCAAGAAGCAGTAGCCGAGGCGAATGCCCAAGCGGATGCTCCTAAAAAGAATGCTGTAGCGGCTGAGCCGAACCATCTGAAAAATGATGCTGAAGACTTAGGCGCAGCTGTTGTTAAACCAACAGACAGTAATCCTGACGCAACTAAAAAAACTAAGCAAGTTTCTGGACAAGCTCCTCAAAAATCACAAGGTAGTGCTGACCCAATGCCAACATTGTCAGGTCACAATACTAAGTTAGAGGGTACAGAAGCTGAAGAAGGTTCGGAAGAAATCAAGGAAGGCGAAATGCCAAAGGCTGCTTTAGACGCTCTTAAAAAACACAAAGAGAAGTCTGAGGACAAGAACTCAAAAGCAAAAGATGTTGAAGAAACAATGGATGCTGGAGAAGATTCTAAAATGGCAGATAAGAAAAAAGAAGTTAATCAAAAAACAGCAAATGTATCTGAAATGGGTACTAAAATGGCTTCATACAAAATGAAGAAGGAAGAAACTGCTGAACATGTTAACGCTTTAATCGCTGGACAAGATGACTTATCCGAAGAATTTAAAGAAAAAGCTGCTACCGTATTTGAATCAGCTGTAAACTCTAAAGTTAAAGAGATTGCAGAATCAATGGAAGCAGAGATTAAAGAAATAAACGAGCAAGATGTTGCTAAGCATAAAGAAGAACTGACTGAAAAAGTTGATTCTTACCTATCATATGTCGTTGAAGAGTGGATGAAAGAAAACGAAATCGCTCTTGAAAGAGGTATTAAAGGTGAAATCGCTGAAGACTTTATCACAGGTCTTAAAAAACTTTTTGCTGAGCATTACAT